TAACAGTTGGCAGGTGATCTATGCCGTTTGAAACCCCTTCGCTGCCGGTGCTGATCAAACGCACCCAAAGCGACCTGGCCAGCGATTCGCTGCGCCAGTCCGATGCCCAGGTCCTGGCGCGCACACTCAGTGGTGCGGCGTTCGGCCTGTACGGTTATCTCGATTGGATCGCTGAGCAGATCCTGCCGGATACCGCGGATGAATCCACCCTGGAGCGCATCGCCGCGCTGCGGTTGAACCAGGCGCGCAAGGCGGCGGTGGTCGCCAGTGGCCGCGTGAGTTTTACCGCGGCGGCGGGCGCGGTGCTGGATGTGGATACGGTGCTGCAAAGCAGTGATGGGCGCAGCTTCAAAGTCACCGCTGCCGGCACGACCCATGCAGGCCTCAACACTGCCACCGTGCAAGCGATTGACGCCGGCACCCTGGGCAACGCTGATGCCGGGCTGAGCCTGATTGCGGTCCAGCCGCTGCAAGGTATTGGTTCGACCTTTACCGTGCTGGCGCCGGGGCTGACCGGCGGTGTGGCGCGAGAAACCTTGGAGTCGCTGCGGGCGCGGGTGATTCGTTCCTATCGCGTTATCCCCCAGGGCGGTTCGGCACAGGATTACGAGACCTGGTCCCTCGAAGTGCCCGGCATTACTCGCGCGTGGTGTCGCGGCAATTACCTGGGGCCGGGGACGGTGGGGGTGTTCGTGATGCGTGACGACGACCCGCAGCCAATCCCCAATGCCGCGCAGCTGGCGCAGGTTCAAGCCCATATCGAGCCGCTGCGGCCAGTCACCGCTGATGTGTATGTGTTGGCGCCAGTGATGAAACCGGTGGCTTATCAACTGCGGCTGACCCCCGACACCAGCGCCGTGCGCGCGGCTGTCGAGGCCCAACTGCGTGACCTGCACAACCGCGAAGCCGGCTTGGGCGACACCTTGTTGCTGACCCATATCGCCGAAGCCATCAGCACTGCGACCGGCGAGACCGATCACACCCTCACAAACCCGTTGGCGGACGTTACAGCGGCGACGAATCAGTTACTGGTGTTCGGAGGTATCACATGGCTGGAGTGAGAACCGCTGGCCAGTATCAGGAACAACTGATCGCCTTGTTGCCCAGCGGGCCAGCCTGGGATCTGGAAACCGTGCCGCAGTTGGAGACGGTGCTCAAAGGCATCGCCGAAGAACTCACGCGTATCGACGCCCGGGTCTGCGACCTGCAAAACGAAATGGACCCGGCGACCGTCAGCGAACTGGTGCCGGAGTGGGAAAGGGTGATGCAACTGCCCGATCCCTGCCTGGGCTTGAGCCCGCTGTATGACGACCGTCGCCTGGCGGTGCGGCGACGCCTGTTGGCGGTGGGCAGCCAGCGCGCCGCGTACTACATCGAAATCGCCCGCAGCCAGGGTTATCCCGACGCCAGTGTCACAGAGCACCGCGCACCGCGCATGGGCCGCTCACGGTTTGGCGCCGCGCATTTTGGCACCTGGCAGGTGCACTTCATGTGGACGCTCAACACTGGCGGCCGCCAGCACCTGGGGCGGCGGTTTGGGGCGAGTTATTGGGGAGAGCGGTTTGGCGTCAATCCGGGGAACGCCCTGGAGTGCCTGATTCATCGCAGCGCACCTGCTCATACGCAGGTGCACATCAATAATGACTAGAGGGTAGAAGCGTGGATTATCCAAAGAGTGTGCCCAGCGTAGGGCTGGTGAATGGCAAGTTTGTGGATGAAAACCCGGTGACCGGGACGCCAGGGAGTTTGATTCCGGCGGCTTGGGGGAATGGGGTTACGCAGGAAATTTTGAATGTGCTGGCGGCGGCGGGGATTGCGCCGGATGAGACCAAGACGGATCAGTTGGCGCAGGCGTTGAGTGTGTTGAGTGATTGGTTGAAGTTGAAGAACAAGCCGACGACGTTGGCGGGGTATGGGATTACCGATGGTATGCCGGCAGGGGCGGGAGGCCTTCTTGCGGCTGCTCCTATTGTTAAAGGCAAAGTGTCTGATCTTCCCGTCTCTCAGTTTGTGAGCTTGACGGAGGCGACTACTGATAAACCTGCAGCTGTGAGCTATGGCGCTGGGCTGCACATAAAGTATCCCGATCGAAAGTATGGCTTTGATCTTCTTTCAGGCGTTACGGGGGAGTGGTTTGGTATGCGCAGGCTTGCTGAGGATGGCAGTGGCGCATGGCGAATGTTATGGCATGACGGCAACTTCAATCCGACTGCCAAAGCAGATAAGGCAACCTCGCTGGCAGGATATGGAATTACTGATGCATTAGTGGTTGGAGGGACTAGCCGTCAACGACCTAGTTTGTCCGCGCAAGTTCTGGGGGAGCTTGGCAATGGTACCGGTGGCGCGTTGGAAATTCGCGAGGCGCAGGAAGTCAGTAATACCCAGACAGGTTTCGACTATGCACCGCGAATCCTGTTCCACTGGTCGGGGCTGGTTGCCAGGTCTTTGGCGATGAACTCTGCAGGCGAACTCATGTGGGGATCACAGACAGCTTGGACTTCCGGGAATTTTGACCCTGCGCGTAAAGCGAACGTGGCTACTACGCTGGCGGGTTACGGGATTACCGATGCGCTGTCAGCTTCCAGCTTTCTCAAACCTGTAGCTGGGCAATGGATCCAGATAGGGGGGAGCGGTGTGCTTCCAGCAGGCGGAACGTGGGCCTTTTTCTGTGCCAATTACAACGGTAACGGGGCTGCGCTTGGTGGCAACGCCGGAGTGGCAGCTGGTGGCACTGCGGTAGGTAATGGAAACTGTGTCGGTTTTGCATGGAGGATTCAGTAATGGATAACGAACAACGTCCTGAGCAGTACAACATAGAGGACATTTATCTTAAAAAGGACGGTAGCTACTTAGTCACCTTGGATGGCTATCCCTACCATGTGACTGAAGCAGAAACACCGGACGTTTATCGTGCAGTGCGTTTACTGATTGATTCGGGTGAGCAGTGCCAGGAGCATATTGATCCCGTCATTTCCGATGCCGAAGTCCAGGCAAATGAGCGCATGTGGCGTGATTCGGAAATTCAGCGCATTAGTTGGGTGCGCGATCGTCATCGTGATCAGCTGGACATGGGATTGAAAACCACGCTTTCTGCTGAGCAGTTCAAAGAGTTGCTCAAATACACTCAAGCATTGCGTGACTGGCCCCAGGCTGAGAGCTTCCCCTCGATAGCCAAACGGCCCGCTGGATTGCCTTGGTTGGACGCTGTTGCTCAGTAAATATCTGGGCGTGTGAGAGTAAAAAACGATGCTGATAACACTCCCTCAACTTATCCAAGTAATGCCTGGAGCCCGCCTTAGAGCGGGCATTTTTTTAGCTTCTTTAAATGAGGCTGCCGCACATCACCAAATCACCACCCCCAACCGCATCGCCGCCTTCCTCGCTCAAATCGGCCACGAATCCGGCGAACTGCGTTACGTACGTGAACTGGGCAGCGATCAATACCTGAGTAAGTACGACACCGGCACCCTGGCCGCTCGCCTGGGCAACACCCCTGAAGCCGATGGCGACGGTCAGAAGTATCGTGGTCGTGGCCTGATCCAGATCACCGGCCGACGCAACTACCTGGCATGCAGCCAGGCGTTGTTCGGCGATGAGCGTCTGTTGCAGCAACCGGAGTTGCTGGAGCAGCCGCAATGGGCCTGCGAATCCGCCGCGTGGTTCTGGCAGAGCAATGGCTTGAACGAACTGGCTGACAAGGACCAGTTCACCACCATCACCCGGCGTATCAATGGCGGCCTCAACGGTCTGGAGAACCGTATGCAGGTGTGGGCCCGGGCGAAGGCAGTTTTATGGGCTTCCTGACGTCATATCGCCTGCTTGGCTTTTTGCTGTTGTTGGCGGTTTCGGCTGGGGTTGCCTGGCAGGTACAGGCCTGGCGGTATGGCACACAACTTGAGCGCCAGGAGGCTCTGCATGCAGAAGCGCTCAGCCAGCAAAGCCAGTCTGCACAGCGTCAACAAAAGGCTGAACAGGACAAACGGCTGGCACTGGAGCAACAACTCAATGCCAGCGACCAACAACACACCCGGGAGCTTTCCGATGCACAGCGCGATCAGGCTCACCTGCGGGATCGCCTGGCCACTGCTGATGTGCGGTTGTCAGTCCTTCTCGACACCAGCGACCCAACCAACGGCAGCCCAATGCCAGCCACCGCCACCCCCGGCAGCGTGGTTCATGGCGCCCCGCGAGCCCGACTTGACCCGGCGCATGCTCAACGAATTATCGCCATCACCGACGACGGCGATAACGCCATGATCGCCTTGCGCGCCTGCCAGGCGTATGTCCAGGCCGTCGCGCGTTAGTCTCTTGTAACTTGCATGGCCCATGGGCTCCTGTAGGGTAGGCAAATGCCCGTCCACTCCAGGAGATGACCGTGAAGGAAATTACTCAACTCGCCGCTGAACTTGGTCGACGCTTGCAGGTTCTCAATGCCCACGTCACTACGGCCGAGTCGTGCACCGGCGGTGGCATCGCCGAGGCGATCACGCGGATTCCCGGGAGTTCGGCCTGGTTCGAGGCGGGCTACGTCACGTATTCCAATCGCCAGAAGACCCGGCAGCTGAATGTGTCGGAAGCGCTGTTCCCCAAAGTCGGGGCTGTCAGCCGCGAAGTGGTGGAGGCGATGGTCCGGGGTGCCCAGGAGAAAAGCCTGGCGCGTTTTGCCGTAGCGGTCAGCGGTGTGGCGGGCCCCGATGGCGGTTCGTCGGACAAACCAGTGGGCACCGTATGGCTGGCCTGGGGCGTGGGCGATGAGGTCACCACCGAGCTCGAACACTTCCCCGGCAACCGCGACGAGGTCCGCCGACAAACGGTAAAGGCCGCGCTAGAGGGCTTGTTGCGACGAGCTGCAGCAGAAATAGAAAAACAGGGGTAGGCGATCACGGATCTTTGTGGAACAATACTGTCTACTTATACAGGTGTTGGCCGCCAGGCCTTATTGATTACGTGAGGACTTTAATGGACGACAACAAGAAGAAAGCCTTGGCTGCGGCCCTGGGTCAGATCGAACGTCAATTCGGCAAGGGTGCCGTAATGCGTATGGGCG